AAGACTAGAAAAGCATTTACTAGCTTAACAGAGCCAACAGATAACAAAGAGAACTTAAAAGGACTAGCTAAAGGTCTTGGTCTTGAAGTAGGTGTAGGTCTCGGTGCTGATGCTGCACTTGCACCTTTGTTAGGGCTTGGCCCTGTTGGTATCGCAGCTTATGGTGGTGGTCAATTTGCTGTTGGATATTACACAAATATACAAGCACAAAAATTAAGAGGGGTAAAAGAAATTAGTCAAGCTGAAGCTGTAGCTGCTGGTTTACTTCAAATAGTACCTGCTGGTTCAACAGCAAAAATAGGAAAAGGAGGATTAAAAAAAGCTGCCATGCAAGGTGCTGGTTTTGCTACAGGAGAAACTTTTATTAGAGATATATTAGGAGATGATGTAAGTCGTAATGAATATTTAGCAAGTATAGGTTTAGGTGGTGCTTTTGGTACTGCTTTTAAAGGTTCTATAGATGGATTAGGTGGTGTATTAAAAAAAATTAAAAATAAAACACCAATAGAAGCAGACAAAATTTTAACTAAAAAAGATAAAAAAATTATTGATGAAGCTGTAAGTAATTTAGATCAAGTAGGAAAAAAGCAACAAGTAGATTTAGAAAGTAAAGGTATAAATGTAGAGCAACGAAAGCAAACTGTTGAAAGAACTTTTGTAATGCCTAATCAATTCAAAAGAACTAAGCCTAATTATGGTAGTGCTTCGATAGTTTTTGAATCTGACTTTGATAAGCTTGCTTGGTCTTTGAGACTTGGTAAAAAAAATCCACCCCAAAAAGAACAAGAAATGTTGCAAGCTTTTATATCACAAGGTTTTACAGAAAAAGAAATAAGACTTCATGGTGCAAATATACATAAAAAAATCAAAGGTATTGTTACTGAAAAAACTGGTAGTGCTACTGCATCACCTAGTAATACTCAAGGTTTGACTATTGAAGTGCCAGCAGATGCTAAATATGCAGGTGGAGTAAAAACTTCATTAAATAAATTAGATAGTAAAAAACAAGATTTAGGAGATGTATCTAAAAACCCACAACAAATTTCTTTTATAAAAAGTTTAAAACCAAAACAACAAAAGACTATACAAGAAATTACAAAAGTTTTAAAAGATGCTGATGTTTTTACTGGTTCAAAAAGTGAACAACAAACTAAGCTAGAAGGTTTAGGTATGTTTGATAAAGGAGTTATAAAATTAACAAATTCAAAATTCATTAAAGAATATGGTCAAATTTATTCAAAGTTATATAACTTAGTTCCTAGTGATTCTTTAAACTATGCAATAGCTCAAACAATTACATTGCAAACAGAAGAAGTTGCCAATGTAAATAAAAAGTTAATAGACGCAATAAAAACAAAAGATACAGGATTAATAGATCAAACTATAGACGAATTAACAGAATCATTATTAGGTGTAGAAGAATGGTTAAAACTTGGCATACCACTTAGAACACAAACTGCTAGAACATTAAAATCTTTTGGCATGAAGCCT